CCAGTCACGATAAGGCAAGGAAAGCAAGCAAGCCTACACCCCGGAGCAGCAGCAAAAAATGCAATGGGGCCACCACCGCAAGGGCATGGATGACGATTGGGATATCGTCGCGGTCAAACCAGTATGAAGGAGCGCTAGGATGATGAACCGAGCATCAATCGTAATTGGCATGGCGCTGTTAACATACAGTGCGATCCGTCTGATGGAGACATTGGCCCAATGACCCAACCATCCCCCACAACCCGCACATACGAAGACGGCGTGCGTGACTGCATCGAGGCTTTGCCGAAAGCCTATTTGCAGAATCCGCACGCAGCATGTAGCGGGCCAGTGCGGCTTGCACATGAAGCAGCCCGCGCCGCCCTCGAAGCCCTGCTGCCGGATCCAGTGGAGGAGCTGGTGCGGGAATATTGGGAGAGCTTTGGCCAGCCGGATCTTACAAAGTATTTTGATGGCGAGAAAGAACGCGCCTTCGCCCGCTGGCTCACACAAAACTACACGCTGGAGAAGAAGTGATGGAAGAAACACCCTCTATTTCACTGCCAGAGACGCGCACAGAGGCAAAGCGGCATCATACCCTTACCAGACTGCCTTTTTCATCTAATTGCGCTGTACGGGCTTCTGAGAGGAAAATAGGGCCATGACACACACAGCAGAGCAGGAGAGAGAGGCTGTGGCGAGATTCTTGCGTGACATCCAACATAAGTTCACCGCGCGCGAAACGGCCACAGTGCGCGATACGTTGGAGTTTGCCGCCGTGTTAGTCCAGCGCGGGGAACACATCAAAGGGGGTGAGAATGGCTAGAGGCCGCCCTCCTGCCACACGCGCCCGCGTCATGAACTACTGGCGCGAGCATGGGCCTTGCTCCATCATGCAGGTGTGCAGGGCAACGGGGGCGGATCGCAGGCATGTGCAAAGAATGTTCCGTGCTGCGGAGAAAGCTGATATGGTGGTGGTATGAGCGCAGGAGAAATGATTTCGATTTGCATCTCAATGGTATTGAGTGGATGGATAACCGCCGTGCTATGTCGGCATACATCCAAGACCAATGCCAAATTGAGAGAAGCTGCAATTTCATCCATCGAGTGCGGCTCTGGCCCTGATTGGACCAAGCCAAGAGCCTATATTGTCAGGATGCAAGGCAAGCAAGCCTCAATCATCGCCCGCGCGGCACAAATACGAGCAGAGCAATTATACGCGGCCTATGTTGACGAGCTGAGAAAAAAGTATCGCGTTTGAATTTTGCCGCATTTTCAGGAGCGATTTTTCCTGATAACTGATCTGTCCCATGAGCGGGCAGACACCATCCGCAGAGATGAAAAAAAACCAAGTTGCTCGCTCAGGGCAGCATGGAGGCCCGCGCCCTAATTCTGGCCGCAAGCCAGGAAAATCATCTGCTCCCCTTCGTGAAATAGCCCGTCAGCACATGGAGAAGGCGGTCAACGCCTTACTCAATGTTTTGGATGACGTGGAAGCGCCTGCTGCCGCACGAGTATCGGCGGCCAACTCAATCCTTGATCGGGGATACGGCAAGCCTGCTCAGCCAGTAGATGGTGATGGCGAAGGCGGGGCTATCAGAGCGGTGCATGAAATCATTTTGCGCGGGGTGATGCCAAAATGAGCACAGCAGAAGTACGCATCCCGGCAAAGCTTGTCCCTGTATTCACAGGCGAGGCTGATGTGCGCGGTTCCTATGGTGGTCGCGGATCAGCAAAGACGCGCACATTTGCCAAGATGACCGCTGTTCGCGCTCATATGTGGGCGCAGGCGGGTAGAAGTGGGATCATCTTCTGCGGTCGCCAATTCATGAACAGTTTGGCCGACAGCTCGCTAGAGGAGATCAAGGAAGCCATCCGTGAAGAAGAATGGCTCGTTCCGCATTTCGAGATCGGTGACAAATATATTCGCACAGCCTGTGGCAAGGTGTCCTATGGCTTCTATGGCCTTGACCGAAACGTCAACAGCATCAAGTCGAAGTCTCGCATCCTGCTTGCGTGGATCGACGAGGCCGAACCTGTAACCGATGAAGCGTGGACCAAGCTTATTCCCACGCTTCGCGAAGAAGACAGCGAGCTTTGGCTGACATGGAATCCGGAGCGCAAGACATCATCGACCAACAAGCGGTTCTACAAGACCGACGATGCGCGTTCAAAGATTGTCGAGATGAACTGGCGGGACAATCCTTGGTTTCCTGACGTCCTTAACAGGACGCGCGAGCGCGACCAGAGGGACAGGCCCGACCAATATCCACATGTTTGGGAGGGTGACTTTGTGACCGCTGTGGCGGGCGCCTACTTCGCGGCATCTCTCAATGAGGCGAAAGAGCAAGGCAGGATTACGCGGCTTGCGTTTGACCCGTTAATGCGTGTGAGGGTTTTCTGCGACCTTGGAGGGACAGGCGCAAGAGCCGACGCATTTGCGGCATGGCCTGCGCAATTTATCGGACGCGAAATTCGCGTTCGCGATTATTACGAGGCGGTTGGCCAGCCTTTATCTGCACACATTCAATGGCTGACCAAGCATGGTTATGGGCCTGATCGTGCTGATATATGGCTTCCGCATGACGGTTCCACAAATGACCGCGTGATTGATGTTTCATTCGAGAGCGCGTTTCGAGCGGCTGGATACGATGTGACCGTTGTCCCCAATCAGGGCAAGGGCGCGGCCAAGATGCGCATTGAGGCGGGGCGAAGGCGCTTCCCTCTGATTTGGTTTGACGAGGCGACGACTGAGGCGGGTCGGGACGCGCTTGGCTGGTATCACGAGAAGCTGGACGAGAACAGGGATATAGGGCTGGGGCCTGAGCATGACTGGTCAAGTCATGGCTCAGATGCTTTTGGGCTGATGTGCATTTCATATGAAGAACCTCGCCAGTCAATCCGCACGAAAGAAAATGAATCCGATGAATGGGTTGTTTGATGAATGAACGGTTAGACGAGGAAGGAATTAAAGCCCTCCTCTCCAATGAAATCCGTTCATCTCTGACCTATGACGATACCGAGCTGTCCTCAAAACGATCCCGTGCGCTTGAATACTATCGCGGGGAAATGAGCGACACGCCATCGCTTCCTAACCGGTCGTCGGTTGTCTCCCGCGACGTGGCTGATACGATAGGCTGGATGCTTCCCGGCATTATCAGGGTGTTTACCGCGTCCGATCAAATGGCGCTCTATGAGCCTGAGAAGCCGGGCGACGAGCCGTTTGCAAAGCAGGCAACAGACTATATCAATAATCTCTTTTTCAAAGAGAATGAGGGATACCGCATTCTGTGGGACGGAACGCACGATTCCTTGTTGCTTGGCAATGGTATCATCAAGCACTGGTGGGATAGTTCGGAAGAAATAAAAGTCACCGAACATTCCGGCGTGACTGAGGAACAGATCGCGCTCTTGCAATCCGATCCTGAGGTTGAAATTGCAGCCCAGAAGCAGGGCGAACCGCAATTCATGGCGGTTCCTGACCAAGCGGGCGGCATGGTTGAGGTTCCGATCCCGACCTATGACGTGAAGTTAAAGAGGGTTGTTCGAAGCGGGCGGTTGAGAATCGAGTGTATCGAGCCTGAGGATTTTCTGCTGGATCGCGAGGCGACAAGCATCGAGGATGCAAGGTTCTGCGCGCATCGTCGCGATGTAACCCGATCCGATCTAATCCGGTTTGGGTTTGACAAGGAACTTGTTGAGGGGCTTCCTGCCGACCGATTTTCGAGCATGAGGCAGGAGCGTATATCGCGGGACGGCGACGCCGGATATTCGTTCAATATGGCTGGCGACAATTCAATGATGTTGGTTGAATTGTTTGAGTGCTATGTCAAGGCAGACGTTGACGGTGACGGGATCGCGGAAACGATCAGGGCTTTCTATGCCGGTAGTTCTGGCGCTGGCGAGCTGCTGGACTGGGAAGTATGGGACGATGATGTGCCATTTTCTGACATTCCATGCGAACCTGTTCCGCATCGTTGGGATGCCCGGTCGGTTACTGACGACACGCTAGACATTCAGCGCGTCAAGACTGTTCTGACACGTCAGTTCCTTGACAATCTCTATTGGGTGAACAACCCGATGACGGCGGCGGAACACGAATCAATTATCAACCCGGAAATGCTTCGCAGCCCGCGTTTCGGCGGAACGGTCATCTATAAGAAGGGTTCGCCGGTTCCGACCGCGCTGCCTATTCCGTTTGTTGGAGACAAGGCGCTGCTTGGCTTGCAGCACTTCGACAACGTCCGGGAGATGCGCACCGGCGTCTCGCGTTCCACTATGGCGCTCGATCCTGAGGCGCTTCAAAACCAGACTGCGACGGCGAACCAGAACCAAAAGGATTCGGCCTATTCTCAGATTGAGTTGATCGCGCGCAATCAGGCCGAACTAGGCTGGAAGCGTGTCTTCCGTCAAATCCTGAAACTGACGGTCAAGCATCAGGACCGGCCTCGCGTCATCAGGCTCCGCGACGAATGGGTTGAAATGGACCCGCGTTCGTGGAATGCCGACATGGATGTGACGGTTAATATCGGCCTTGGAACCGGCTCGCGCGATCGTGACATGGCGATGCTGAACACGATCTTGAGCGGCCAGATTGCTATGACGGACAGGCTAGGGGCGGCTGGCTTTGTTGAACAGGCGCTGGACGTGGTGCC